TCGCCACCGTCAGCGACCGGCTCAGCCCGACCACCTCGCCGAGCCTGCCGCATGACGCGTTCGACCTGGCGCGTCGTGCGCTGACCGAGGAGCTGGCGGCCGGCTCGAGCATCCCGGAGATCGGCAGGCGCCTCGCGGCCGAGTTCTCGTGGGAGCAGGACGCGCCGTACTGGGAGTCCCGCAAGCTCGGGGCGCAGAACGAGATCGACGCCATCCTCGACCCGCTCGGCGAACCGGGCAGCTACGCACGCGAGGCGGCCAAGCGTTCGGATCCGCGAGTCGTCGCACTGCGCCAGATCAGCAACGAGGCGACGCTGAAGCTGGATTCGCTCGAGGGTCCGTGGCGCTCGCGCGCTTCGAATATTGCGACTACCGAGTCAACTGCGGCATTCAACTCGGCCGCGCTGTCCGCGCTGCGCGACGAAGGCGCAGAGACCAAGGTCTGGCTCGCGACGTCGGACGCACGAACCAGACCCGAGCATCGGGCGGCTGACGGCCAGGAGACGGGGCTGACGCAGCCGTTCGACGTAGGCGGCTATTCGATGCAGCACCCTGGCGACCCGAGCGCACCCGCGCATCTCGTGTGTCGGTGCAGGTGCACACTAATCGGTGGCGGGCTCTAATCCGGTCGGCTTGATAGCCTCAGCCCATGAAGACTCGACGGTTCAAGTTCGGGACCCGCACGCTGACGGCGGGCGCGTGGTGTGCGCCATGCGAAGCAGAAGCTCTCCAGGCGCAGACCGCAGCCATCACGCGCTCGCAGTTCGGGCCGTCCGCACTGCCGGTCGAGCTTGCCCCCGAGCCGACTGCGTCTGACCCGACCGTCGCGCGCTGGTCAGGTGTGATCGCCGTCGAAGGTGTGATGACCGGCGACGGGCGCATGATCGAGGTCGGCGCGCTGCGCTGGGACGACCTGCCGCTACCGCTGCGATGGGACATCGAGGATGACGGCGCACACGCAGGCGCGGTTGTGGTCGGCCTCATCGAGACGGTGACCCGGCAGGACGGCGGCAACATCTTCGCCACCGGGTTCATCGACCTCGTGTCGGACAACGGATGGCAGGCGGCTGTGCTCGCCGACAAGGGCATGTTGCGCGGCGTGAGCATCGACCCCGACGAGTTCGACTTCGAGATCCGTGTGAAGTCCGAGCTGCTGAACGCGGGCGTTGCCGATGACGTGCTGATCGTCGGCGAGGATCCCGAGCCTGTCGAATCCGACCTTCCGGCCGCTGACGCCAACGGATACGTCACAGTCGCTGAGATGCGTCACGACGACGAGATCATGGTGGCGATCGACGCTCGTCTGCGCGCTGCCACACTTGTGGATACACCAGCATTCGCTCAGGCGCTGATCTCGCTGGACGCGCCGCTCGGCGCACGACCGGGGATGAGCGATGACGTTCTGGTCGCGTGCTCGGCGCCGAACTCCAACCAGTCGCATATGCGCGACGCTGAGATGCGCTCGTCGCTCACCGCCAGCGCGCCGACGAAGCCGCCCGCGAAGTGGTTCGCGAATCCCGGTCTGGCCGGCCCGACCCCGCTGACCGTCACGGACGATGGGCGCATCTACGGGCACGCGGCTCTGCACAACTCGTGCCACCTCGGGTTCGAGACGTGCACGCCGCCGCCGAAGTCGGCCACCGGATACGCCTGGTTCAAGACCGGCATCCTGCTCGCCGACGACAACAGCGAGCACGCGGTCGGGCAGATCACGATGAACACGGGGCATGCCGGTACCGCGCTGAACCCGTCGCAGACGCTCGCGCACTACGACAACACCGGCATGGCGGTGGCCGACGTGAGCGCGGGCGAGGATGCTCACGGCATCTGGGTCGCCGGCGCATTGCGGCCGGGCGTCACCGACGAGCAGATCCGCACGCTGCGCGCCTCCCCGCTCTCGGGTGACTGGCGTCGGGTGGGCGGCAACCTCGAGCTGGTCGCTCTGCTCGCGGTCACCGTGCCTGGCTTCGTCGTGCCGCGCGGGATGGTCGCCAGCGGTCGGCAGGAGTCGCTGCAGCTCCCGGCGCCGTCGCTCGACGCGCTCGTTGCGGCCGGCTACACACCGAGCGCACCGGACTCCGTGGTGGTCGATGACAGCCTCGAATTCACCGCTGCCGACCGTGAGGAACTGAAAGCACTGCTGGCCTCCGCACGTCAGGACCGTGCAGAGGCCGCCGCAGAGTTGGCTCGAGCCTTCGAGGCTGATGATCTCGCTCGCGCGATGCGCGACTGACAAGGGGAGTTCTCATGGGCTGTGGACCCTGTGCCGCTAAAGCCGCCGCTCGCCGAGCCGCTCAGGCCGGACAGTCCGGCGGTGTCGAAGGCTCGTGGCTCGTTCGACTGCCGAACGGTGACGTCGAGAAGTACCCGACCGAACTGGCCGCACGCGACGCCAATCGCAGGCTGCACGGCAACCGCGGATTAGTGCGCCGAGCCTAACTTCTGGACCTGATGACGTACATCAAGCCTCCGGGGCGCCACTGACTCGGTCGACTGGTGATCTCGTAATGTTCCGGATAATCGCGGGCGATCTCAACGGCGGGACCGTCCGCGCAGTCTCCGATGTCAGGCACCTTCCACCCCATGTGGATCGCGAGATCGATGACCGCGCGCATCTCGTCGCCATCCAACATTCCGGAGCCCCAGTTCATCGAACTGTGAGCTAGGTCGTAAACGATCCGTACAGCGTCGGTGATATCGGTGCCATCGGCGGAACGAATGGGTTCTTGAACGGTGGTCATCCCTCTTGGACGCACGGCGAACGGGTCCGGTTCCCGCGTACCCGTAGAATCAGCGATAGCGAGACCCACGCCCACCCGAGTCAGGGAGAACTGATGCTCAAGCCCTACAGCCTGGCCCGCGTGGTCCGGCTCGCGATGGCCTTCGACAAGGCCGACAAGAACGCACCCGCCGAGGAGGTGGCGTTCGAGGTTCCCGCCGACCTGTCCACCCTCACCGACGACGAGCTCGCGGCGCTGCACGACCAGGCCGTGACCCTGTTCAACGAGCTCTACCAGGGTGGCAAGCCCTCCAAGCCGTTCACGGCCGAGGAGCTGGAAATCCTGAAGGGTCTCAAGGATGCCAAGGTCGCCGTCACCGCCGAGCAGAGCACCCGCGCGGAGGCTGCCGAGCAGCTCGCCGCTCAGGCCGCCGAGCTTGCCGAGGGCATGACCGAGGACGAGGTCATCGAGGAGGCTGCAGCCGAGGTCGTGGCCGAAGCCGAGCAGATCGTCGAAGAGGCCCCCGCGCTGGAGGGCACGATCGTCGCCTCCGCCCCCCGCGAGCGTCTCAGCCTGCGCGTTCCGGTCGGTCACAACCGCCGCCCGGTCGCACCCCCGGCCGACACCGGCAAGGCCGTCATGCCGTTCCGCCTCGCAGCGGGTGGCACCGGTGGCGCGTTCAACGTCGTCAACCGTGACGAGCCCGTCGACTACGACACGCTGGCCGACACCTTCGGTTCGCTGGCCGCGACCAAGCGCTCCCGGCCGAGCGCACGTGGCCGCACCCCGGTCGCCGTCATCAAGAAGGACTTCCCCGCGGAGTTCGTCATCGGTGACCGCGAGTCGTCCAAGAAGGTCGCCGATGTCATCCGCGCCGTGACCGACCAGAATCGACTCGTTCCGAAGAGGTACGACCCGGCCAACGGCAACGCGCTCGTCGCCGCCGGCGGTTGGTGCGCGCCGTCCGAGACGCTGTACGACCTCTGCATGCTGGAGTCCCGCGACGGGATGCTGCAGCTTCCCGAGGTTCAGGTGTCCCGCGGCGGTATCCGCAACACCCTCGGGCCGGACTGGGCCGACATCCTCGCGTCGACCGGCTTCTGCTTCTCCGAGGCCGACGACATCACGGGGACGTACAGCCTGACCGAGGCCGTGCACACCCTCACCGAGGGCGGCGCGGGGCTCACGTCCTACACGATCACCTTCTCGGGTCAGACCACCGGCTCGATCGACGACGACGCGACCGCAGCCGAGGTTCAGGCGGCGCTCGTGGCGCTGTCCAACATCGCCCCCGGCGACGTCGTGGTGACCGGCTCCACCAACCCGATCGCCATGCAGCTCACCTGGGGCGGCGCGTACGCCAACACCAACGTCCCCGCGCCGACCACCACGCCGACCGGCGGCACCGGCACGGTGAACGTGGCGACCACCACGCAGGGCGGCCAGCCGGGCCCGAAGCCGTGCAACACGGTCGAGTGCCCGGAGTTCACGGACCACCGCCTCGACGTCTGCGGCGTGTGCATCCAGGCCGGCATCCTCGGCAACGCGGCGTACCCCGAGGCAACTCGCCGGTACGTCGAGGGCGCGGTCACCGCTCACATGCACCGGGTGGACACCAACGTCATCGCCGACATCGTTGCGGGCTCCACCGCCGTGACGGTCGTGGACGGTAACGCCAACCCGGGCACCGCTGCTCCGCTGCTCGCGGCCATCGAACTGCAGGTCGAGGGCATCAAGTACGCGAACCGCATGGGCCGGAACACGCTCATCGAGGCGGTGTTCCCGTTCTGGATCCGTGGCATGATTCGGGCCGACCTCGCCCGTCGTGGCGGTGTCGATCTGCTCGGCGTCTCCGACGCTCAGATCGACGGCTGGTTCCGTCAGCGCGGCGTCTCCGCTCAGTTCGTGTACAACTGGCAGGTGCTCGGGAGCAACCCGACCGCTTGGCCGGCCACCGTTCAGTTCCTGCTCTACCCGGCCGGCACGTGGGTCAAGTTGTCCTCCGAGCTGATCACGCTGGAGCTCCTTCACGACAGCACGCTCAACTCCGAGAACAACTTCACGGCCATCTTCACCGAAGAGGGCTGGGCCGTGATGCAGACGTGCCACATCTCTAGGGTCGTGACGGTCACCGTTTGCGAGAGCGGTGCAACTGGCGTCGCCGCCGGCGTCTGCCCGTAACATCAGCAGTCTGCAGCCCAGCACCTGCCTCCCCTCAGGTGCTGGGCTGCTCTGCGTTCCGGGATGCCTTGACCGACGCGTAGTTGGCATCATTGCGGATCTTCACACACTGAAGACATATGCGGCCGATCGTGCTGCCCTCAATCCTGACCCGCGTGTTCTCCTCTGTGAACGCGTGGCCGTGCTTGCAGTGAGTCTTGTTGGCGTCGGCATCCCTCCCGTTCGCCGTGCGCTCGAAGCAGTTGATCTGATGGCTCGTCCAGTGAAGGTTTCCGATTCGGTCGTCGCTTGCGTTGTCGTTTCGGTGAGCGGCTTCGGTGCCCTCGGGCCGAGGACCGTGGAAAGCTTCCAGTGCAAGCACGGACACATATCGCATGGTCGGCTGGCCGTTCAGAGTGAGCTTGACGCATCGCCTACCCCGCCTGTCCGGCTTCTGCTCCATGAGCTGCCCACGGTAGGTTCGCACTCTGCCGGTCGGATACGTGATCGTGCGAGGCAAGCTGCGAACCTGTCCCGCACCGCTAACCTCGTAGAAGCCCTCGTAACCGAGCACTGGACGCCAGACGTCCGGCCCGGCCGCGAAGATCTTGACGCCTGACATAGGTGTGAGCGGTTCGCGGGTGCAGCAAGTCGAGTCCATACTCGTTAGACGATCGGCGTGTCCGGATGGTTCCCGGCTTCGGCCAGCGCGATCACGAACTCCGTATCGCGCCGCACACGTTCACGACAAGCGTGTGTCGCCAGACATTGCGTGTGTCCGTAGCCGTGTAGTCGGCACCACGCGGACCAGACGCCCGCCCAGTATCCGAGCGCGTAGGTGTCTGACGGGAAGCCCGACTCCTGCACGTTCTCGCACGCAGGGAAACCGTGCACATCAGAGTGAGGCGGTGTGTGCGTGGCCCAATCAGCGCCCGCGGCGTGTCCGTCGCCCCAGCCATCGGGGATCCTCGCCAAGCGCATCACAGACTCCCGAATCCGATACCGCAGCGCGAGCGGAACTTGCCCGGCTCGTCCTCCTCCGTACTGTGGCCGCTGAGCTTGACGTACCCGAGCGGGTAGTCGAGATTCGCAGGCGGCTGAAGCGCGAGATACTCGGCCTTGGTCCGCCGAACGTGCCAGCCGATCTTCAACGCCTCGTAGCGAGTGACGTTGGCGGTCACGAGTGCCCGGTGTTCGTGACCGCTGTTCAGGCTGCGTGCGTACGCGGCCTCCATGCAGAGATAGCACCAACAGTCCTTGATCTCATCGAGGAACGGCGCGTACTCGGTCGGACCGACCGGAGACGTCCAAGCGGTCCAGCAGGTCGGGCAACGATGCTCCATGCCGTTCAGACGCATGGGCTCGCCGATCGGTTCCCGGCCTGCGCGTAGAATCTCAGGTAGGCAACCGTTCCCAGGAGGACCACATGGCTCAGCTAGTAGCGCCGAGGTATGTCGTCGCTCCCGCACGCGCGCAACAGCGTTTCGGACTCTACTCGGTGAGCACGGTCATCGACGTCACCGACCCCCACGAGCTGCTCGGCATCAACTGGGAGTCGATCTCCTGTCTGCCGGCCGCGATCATCGGCATGGGCTGCGCGGGCGACACCCTGCTCAACACTCCGAAGGAGTACGCCGAGCAGACCGCGTACGGCGAGGCCACCCCGTTCGGCGTGTCCGGCTCGTGGGCATGCTCGCCGATCGGACACTGGAACGATGCGCAGGACCGCGCGACCGCAGCTCTCCTGCAGGGCGAGGAGCGCGCCGTCGAGCGTGCGATCCACCGCGCCGAAGCCGGCAACGAGATGACGTTCCAAGGTGCCACCGACGTCACGCCTGTACCCGGCACCGCGGTCAGCATCGTCGCAGGTGTCGCGCTGCTCGAGGCGTACCTCGCGGCGAACTACGGCGGCGTCGGTGTGATCCACGCGAACCCGCGCGAGGTCACGTACATGGCGAACGAGTACCTGCTGGCCGACACCCCGAACAACGCGACCGGCGCGCTCACGACCAACCTCGGCACGTACGTCGCATCCGAGGGGGGCATGAACGGCGTGGTCGGCCCGACCGGCGCATCGGCCACCGGTGACGACCACTGGATCTTTGCCACCGGGCGTCCGGTCATCCGCCGCGGTCCGGTGATCCTCACGCCGCCGAGTCGCGACAACGGGCTGAACACCGGAACCAACGACCTCCAGATGCTCGCCGAGCGCATCTACGTCGTCGCGTGGGAGTGCGTCACGGCCGCCGTTCTCGTCAACACGATCTAGGAGTAGTCATGGCCCGCGAATTCATCATGGACGGCGTTGCGTCGCGCGCCGTCATGGACGAGCCCGAGGTGCAGGAGACCGACGAGAAGCCGGCTCCCGCCAAGAAGACCGCCGCGAAGAAGGCCACGGGTGCCAAGCCCAAGGCGTAGGAAGCGACTGGCGAATGCGATTGCCGGATCTTCGGGTCAGTCTGCCGCTCCGCACGGCGTTGAGGCGCGGACCACGGGCAGCGTTAAGGGTGCGCGTGTGCCGCTCCCGACGCCTGCGTACGCGTCGGTGGACGCAGCGCTCGCGGCGATGAGCCGCATGGACACGTCACCGACGCCGCCGTCCGTGCCAACGTTCGGCGCACTCGTTGCGAACATGAGCATTCACCAACTGCGACGCGCCATCAGGAACGGCGAGATGACCGCAGCGGCAATCATCGAGAGCGAGCGTCGCGGACAGCAGCGCCCCGAGGTTCTCGCGCTCGGAACCCCGTCGGCGTCCGGATAGACTAAGCGCAGAGGCCAAGGCCATTCCCGGCCTTGCTAATACAGGAGGACAGAACCTTGGCAGCTACATGCTGGTCCCCTCTCCGCGGGCAGCGCGTGAGAGCGACAATTGTAGACGAATGCGGCACACCGAACGCCGCTCTGACCGCCGCGTCTCAGGTGACGTCGTCCGGGTTCATCTCGGTGGCCTACTCGCCGCAGTACGAGGACGGCGACGAGTTCATCCAGAAGAACGCGAACGGCGAGCTGTGCATCAACGACCGCGCCTGCGACGTGTTCAAGCGATACAACGTGACCATCACGCTCTGCGGTGTCGACCCGGATATGGTCGGCGTGTTCACAGGCAGTCCGGCCGAGGTCAACGTGTCCGGCATCAACGTCGGCTTCCGCACCCGCGAGGGTGTGGCGTGCTCCAACTTCGCGCTCGAGCTTTGGTCCGGTGTCCCTGGCCAGACGTGCGGCGTGAACGAGATCCAGTCGCTCACCGAAGGTGGCTCGGGCCTGACGTCGTTCACCTTGACCTTCTCCGGTCAGACCACGGCGGCGATCACCGCATCCTCGACGGCGGCGAACGTCCAGTCGAAAATCGAGGCGCTGTCCAACGTCGGACCCGGCAACGTCATCGTCACCGGCCCCGTCGGCGCATCTACCGGCCCGTGGCTGGTCACCTTCACCGGCACCCTGGCGGGCACGAACGTCGCGCAGATGACGTCCACTCCCACCGGCGGCACCGGCACCCTCACCGTCGCAACCGTGCAGTCCGGCGGTCCGACCGGCTCGACGTACGGCTACTTGCTTCTGCCGCACGTCAAGAACGGCACGCTGCGGGACTTCACCATCGAGAACGGCGTGACCACCTTCGAGATCCAGGGCTGGACGTCGGGCGTCTCGGCGTGGGGGGTCGGCCCGTACAACGTCGTGGCCTCCGGCGCGGCCGGTGTTCCCAGCTCGCTGGACGACCCGATCCTGACCGGCGACCACATGCTGATCCGGACCACGACCGTCGCGCCGCCGGCCGCCGTGTGCGGCCTTGCTGCCATGCCGGCCGCGCCGACCCCGGCGATCTAGCAATGAGCAGGCGCCGCATTCTCATCGGGTGCGGCGCCCTGCTCGGAGTCTTCTGGACGTCGGTGGCATGCACCTTTCTGATCGGGACGAGAGTGGAGGCGAAGCGTCGTGGCGATTCGCTCCAGCGTTTGCCCTGAGTCGTGGCTGCCGATCGGGTGCGGCACCGATGGCGCGCTCAACTGCACCGAGTACGACGCGCTCGACACGATCACCAAGACGGCCGTTCTGCAGGCTGCGGTCGATTACCTGTGGAACTGGTCAGGTCGGCGATTCGGCGTCTGCCCCGTCGTGATCCGCCCGTGTCGCGAGTCGTGCTTCGACGGGAACACGACCTACCGCGGGCACGGGCGTGGAATGGGTTATCCGGGCCTGCCGTGGTATGGCGGATATGGGCTCTCGCCTGCTCTGATCGGTGGCGAGTGGTTCAACCTGCCCTGCGGCGGGAGCTGCTCGGGTCCGTGCTCCTGCGGCCCGATCGAGCAGGTCGACCTCGGCGGCGGCGTCGACTCGATCAACAGCGTCACGGTCAACGGCATTGAGCTCGCCGAGTCTGCTTACCGTCTCGACAACTCGCGCTATCTCGTGCGAACCGATGGCGGATCGTGGCCGGACTGCCAGGATATGGCGAGCGATCCGATGGACGCCGGATCCAACAGCTTCGCGGTGAGCTACAACATCGGGCTTCAGGTTCCGGCCGGCGGGCAGCTCGCGGCCGGTGCACTCGCGTGCGAACTCGCGAAGGCGATGTGCGGCTCGGCGTCGTGCAAGCTACCGCAGCGGGTGCAGCGCATCGCACGTCAAGGCGTCGAGATCATGTTCGACGATATGGAAACGATGTGGTCGCGTGGCGGTACGGGGATCTTCCTCGTCGACTCGTGGCTCGCATCGGTGAACGTAAGCCGTCGAGGTGGTCGGGTCGCCTCGGTCGACTGGAAGCCGACACGGAGAACCACCTAAATGGCGCATTGCCGGGATCCGCTGACGCCGCTCGCTCAGGGTCTGCTCACGTGCGCTACCGATCTGCTCGTCGCGTGTGGTCGGCCGGTGTGTCGCGCGTCTATGATCCCCGGTCCGACCGTCGTCGCCGATCAGTGCTGCGAGTGCTCGGATGGCGTCAGCGGTCAACTCTGGGTCACGGTTAAGAGCATCACGTCCAACCCGGTCGCGCCGAACATGATGGCGTGTGCGTGGGACTACACCGCGCAGCTCGAGGTTGGCATCTTCCGGTGCTCGATCGCGATGAGCGAGCAAGGTGAGCCGCCGACCGCGTCCGAACTCGACGACGAGGCGACGCTGCAGATGCTCGACGCCGCGCTGCTGCGCGAGGCGGTCACGTGCTGCTGGCCAGCCGCCATGAACCTTGAGAACGGCACGTGGTCGCTCGGATCGTGGAACGCACTCATCGGCGGCGGCTGCATGGGCGGCGCGCTCGCGGTCACGGTGAACTTCTCAGACTGCGCATGCTGAACGAGAAAGCGCCTCGCATCTCAGTGCGCGATGTTCTGCGTGGTCGAGATGCGAGGCGCTTCCGTTCGTGAGGCTACTGCTGGCGACGTCGGTAGATCCACATCGACGCGCCACCCGCGACCATGAGTCCCGCGCCGATCAGGCCGAGTGTCATGGCCGTGCCGTCGCTGCCGGTCTTCGGCAGCCCGTCCACGGTCTCCGTGGTCCCGTCGGCGTTCACGACGACCGTCTTGTTGATGCCCGGCTTGCCGCGATCGCCTTCGGGGCCCCGCGGGCCGGGGATTACCGATGCTGCCCCATTCGCCCCGTCGTGGCCGTTAGCTCCTGCGGGACCGCGAGGACCGGCGGGGCCGGTGCAACTGCTGGCAGGGCTGACTCCAGAATCATTGTCAGTAACTGATTCTGCGACACTCGCTGCATTCCCGCTTCCACCACTAGTCGCTGATGCAGGCTTGGTGTTAAGGCAATCCGCGTCGAGACCATTTTCTCCATCGTTCCCCTTAGGCCCTGGGATCCCTTGCGGACCCGGTACCGTTGAGTCTAGACCATCCTTACCGTTCTGTCCGGGAGAACCAGTGTCTCCCTTAACGGAATCACCCTTGTCGCCCTTCGCCCCCTGAGGGCCCGGAACCGTAGAAGCCGAGCCGGGCTCACCCTTTTCCCCCTTCGGTCCCGCAGGCCCAGGAACGGTCGAGTCCTTGCCAGGCTCGCCCTTCGGGCCTGCGGGACCGGGAGCGCCGGGCACGCCGCAGACGAAGTGCGCAACCTCGGTGTTACTGCTCTCGTTGTACACCTGGACGTGCTTGCCCGGGCAGGGATCGACATGAGTGGCGGACGCCGAGCCCGCGAATCCGACGACGAGAGGTGCAGCGATGAGCGCCACGGTGGCAGCTCGCTTGACGTTCAATGTGTCCCCTTGGATGAGCGAACCTCCCGAGGTGAGAGATCCTGACGTGCCGAACCCGGACTTGCACCAGGCCGCGAGATCCGCCAAT